GTTCAAGCTAAACTTGCCGGTCACCTTGAAGTGCGGCAGCTTGATGTCCGGGATGCTGATCTTCATGTTCTTGAAGTACTCAACGACGCCCCTTGCCTTCTCGATCAGGTTGCCGATGAGTCCGGCGACCTTGCTCACGGCAGGGCCGAAGGTGTCGATGAGATAGCCGGCGACCTTCTTCACGTTCTCGATCACGCCTTTGAAGACGCCGCCGAGCACGTTTCCGAGCAGTTCGGCCAGGCTCTTGATCATCGGGACCACGTTGGCGGCGATCCACGCGATGATCTGCTGGACCACCGGCCAGATCTTATCCTTCAGCCAGGTGAAGAGCTCCATCAGCACCGGCAGGATCTGCTCCTGGATCCACGACCACACGGACTCGACCACCGGCACCACGTTGGCCTGGATATACTCCGCGACCTGCTGGAGGACCGGCTTCAGGTTGTTCTGCACCCAGTCTCCCGCGACCTTGATGGCCGGCGTGACTTTGTTGGTGATCAGGTTGGCCAGCCCGCTCAGGAAGCCGGTGATGTTCTCCATCCCGACCGCCTGGATGATCGCCTGGAGCGCCGAAGTGACCGAGGCTTTAAGGTTGCCCACGGCTCCCTCAAACGTCTGCACGGACGTTGCAGCCTCCACGGCGATGGGCTCGTTGCCGACCTGCATGATGGCAGCGTTGAACTCTTCGGCGGTGATCTCGCCCTTCTTCAGCGCTTCCTCGAAGTTGCCGGTGTAGGCACCCATCTCGAGCAGGGCGTCCTTCAGGACTCCCGCTGCGCCCGGGATCTGGTTCATCATCTGCCGCCAGTTTTCGGTCGTCAGCTTCCCTGCGCCGGCCGTCTGTGTCAGCACCAGGGCAACAGACTCGAAGGACTGCGCGGATCCGCCGGCGACGGCGTTCAGGTTGCCCGCCGCTTCCACCAGCGCCTCGAAGTTGTCCACGCCGTTGGCGCCCAGCTGGGCCACCGTGTTCGTGATCGTCTTCAGGTCGTAGACCGTCTCGTCCGCGTATTTCTTCATCGCGGCAGCGGCTTCTTCCACGACGTCTGGATCAATGCCGGCGAACTCCATCGTCTGGCTGAACTTAGCCATTGAGTCCTCGGCGCTGATGGCTTCCTTCGTCAGGCTCTTCAGTCCGGAGACCACCCGCGTGATGACCTGCGTGGCGAGGTTGACCAGGGTCGCCTTGAAGGCGGTCCAGCCGCCCTTCGCACTCTTCTCTGCCTTCTTCCCCGCTTCTTCCGTGGCGTTGCCCAGGTTCTTCTGGCTGGCGGTGTTCTCGTCAGCCTCGTTGCCCAGGGCGTCCAGTTCGTTCTTGTAGCCCGCCGCCTCGTTCTTCGCGTTGGCGATCTCTGTCTTCGTCTTCGCGATGGCAGCGTTCTGCTCGGTGATCTGTACGCTCAGCTTCTTCGCTTCCGCGGAGTTCTCGCCATATTCATTCGTCGCAGCCTCGAGGGCAGCCTCCATGCTGCGAAGGTTCTCTTCCTGTTTCTTCAGCTTGTCGCTGAATAGCGTGACCTTGTTGACCGCGTTGTCATAGGCAGCGGTCAGCAGCGCCGTCTTCCTCGAGGCGTCCGCCGCTTTGGATCCGGTGCTGTCCACACCGTTGGCCACGTTCTTCAGCTCAGCGCTCAGCTGCTTCGAGGTCGCCTTTATGTTGTCGAGCTCGGCCTTGAACTGCTTGCCGCCCTCGACCTGGATTTTTACTCCAATGGTTTCCATTAATTCAGCCTCATGACCTCGTCAAAGGACAGTTTCTTCTTCTCGTCTGCTGTGCCGTTGTAAACGGCTAAACAGGCGATGAGGTCGAGCATGACTCCGCGCTTCGACCTCAGCACCTGGTTGGGTGTCATCCCAAACTCGTGGACCCCGTAGAACAGGATCCATTGCACCGTCAGCCTTCCGGAGGCGTTACGGTGTTTTTTTTAGCGGTGATCTCCACCTCGCTCTTCGCGTCTTCGGTCATCGCCTTCAGCGCTTCGGTGGTCGCCGCCTTCAGGACCGGCATGGTCAGGGTCTTGACCTGGCCGGCGGTGAGCCTGGGGACCTCTTCCCCTTCCCACTCTTTCATGTAGTCGGCGTAGGCATTGTTCAGGATCTGGACCGCTCCCCTCATGAACTCGATGCTCTCGCTTACGCTGGCCGAGTCCAGGAACGCGTCCATGTTGTTGATGTCTCCGCCGGGGCAGAGACGGCCGAGGCGCTCAATCGCTTCGACCGTCCCCGCAAAACGGTATTCATTGCCGTGTATGATCATCGCATCCCCCTCCTCGCCTATCAGGAAATGCTGAACAGGGTCTTGATCTTGGCTTCAGCGCTCGCCTCGGTGGTCTGCGCTTCGCCCATCTTCTTCCAGGTGTGCTTGCTGTCGTCAGCCCTGAAGATGGTCGCCTCGAGAGACTGGGTCTGCCAGTCGATGTCTTCCTCCTGGGTGGCCGCTTCCACGTCGTGGTAGTTGAACTTTACCTTCGGCAGGGCGTAGGGCACATAGGAGGTGACGCCGTCGCTCATGTACCTGGCGACGAAGCCCAGGCCCACGTAGGGGACTTTGGCGTCGTCGTCGTAGTTGTAAAAGCCGGAGCCGTCTTTCGCGGGCAGGCCGTAGATCAGCTTCTCCGCGGGATCCAGCAGGCCGTCAACGGTCAGGGAGACGGTGCCGCCGGTGAAGATGCCGCCGGCGCTCTCCGCGAGCTGGTTGTCGGCATAAAAGTTGTTGCTGTCGGAAGTGTCGGGAGCGATGCTCACGTCCACGCCGCGCGCCAGCTTCTGGCCGGAGCTGTAGGTGGGAGTGCCGCTGCTCACGGTATACTTCGCAACATAAGGAAGGGAAAATCCGGTGAGGACTCTTCCAGCTGCCATGTTATTTCTCCTTCTGTCGGATGTAGTTGTCGAGCTCCGCCTGCATGGCCGCGACCGTTGAGGCTCGGAGCCGGCGGACGGTGGGCGCGATGAACGGAGTCTTTTGTAGCCAGGACGTCCCGCTCTCGACTGTTCTCGCGACCATCGAGTTCGGGTGCCCTTTCGGATATTGTTTCGTGACGTAGGCGTTGTATCCGGAGAAGCCGATCTTCGTGTTCACGCTGCCGTCTTTCTTCTGGTGGGATGCTACACCGAGCCCCTCCAGCAGACCGGCGCGTTCCACCTCGGTCACGCCTCTCCGGTGCCTCTCGCCGCTGCTCTGGGCCGGCAGGCCTTTGATGGCCTCCCGGATCCCGTCGGCAACAGTTGCAGCGCCTTCATACACCACGCGGGAGGCTACGCCGTCCGCGTCTTTGCCGAGCCCCTCGATCGTGGCGATCCAGGAGTCGGCGTTGATGACTTTACTCGCCATCAGGGACCACCGCCTTTTTCTCGGCGACCGTCCACTCCCATTCGTAATGGATGAGCTTCGTGTCTTCTTCGTACTGCACCGACTGGAGCGTCCACGCTGCCGCAATCGCCTCCAGGGTGTCCTGGACGGTGTCGATGGCCGTGTCGTATTCCTGCTGGGTGTAGTAGTCGGTCGTGCCGTGGATGGCCTGCTCCGCTTTGTGGTTGCCCGCGTGGAAGGACGTCTCCTCACCGTCTTCCTGCCACACCAGCGCCGGATACATATCGTTGGGTCTAAAGTAGTGGTAGGAGTGCGGGATCGCTGAGGCGAAGGTCGCGCCGATGTACTGGAGTTTGTCTCTAAGGCTGATCATTCTCCACCTCCACGTTCAGCAGCTCGTCCGTGTTGATCAGCGTCAGCTCCTGGGCGCGGATGTCTCTCCGGACAATGACCGGCGAGACGGCGTCCACACGGAGTTGTTTGCCGTTCTCCAGGATGACGTAGCTGTCCGGCTCGATGTTGGTGTCAAACGGCACACGGGCCACCATGTCCACCTGGCAGTTGGCGCCCCTGGCCTCGTACATTCTCGAATACGAGACGGTGCGCTCGCCGTAAAAAGCCCGCGCATAAACATGCAGGGCTTCGGTGGGCATGGCTCCTCCGGTGCTGGTCACCACTTTATGAGCCAGGCAAAGGATGCCGGTGTCGAACATTTTCAGCCTCCCAGGGCGGTCTTGATGCCGTAGGCGTCGTAGTTGGTGTATGGCGTTGCCATTTGCAGCTGCGCCTTCTGCTCGTTGTACGAGTCGTGCAGGTGCTCGAACTCGTCGCTCTCGCCGAAGTGCATCTTGCAATAGGTGCACACGGCTCGGATGAACAGAGCGTCCGGCTGCCAGTTCTGCGAATTAAAATCCCCTGCCTCGGTGGCCGTGGTGCAGATGTAGTATTCACCACCCTGCACCACACGGTCGCCGGGGTTGTACGAGGAGGATGCGCTGAAAGCAGGCGTCTCGACGCCGGCGATGCTCAGGTCGTAGCATGCGGCGATGATAAGGGCGCGGATCTCCGCGTCGTATGCGTTGGTCTCCGCCCGCCTCAGCGCGAGCTTTACGATGTCGAACATTGCCATTGTCGTTTAGCCTTTCTTGGGTTTGATCTGCGAGTGCGCCGGGTGCGCGTAGTCTGCCTCGGAGAACGTTTTCTGCCCGATGTGCCCCACCTTAACGCGGGAGTCGCACCAGATGCGTCCTCCGACGTCCCTCGCCCTCATGCAGAAGGACAGGTCCTCCCCGAAGCCCAGGATCGGGCTGAAGGGAAGACCGTGCTTTTTCAGCACCTTCTTGACGAGGTCCACCTTCATCAGGACGGCGGCGAGGCCGATGCCTTCGCTCTCGAAGAGCTGGTCCTCGGGGTACTCGTAGTAGTTGAGCGCCACCGGGGAGACCGACTCCTCGCCGTTCTCGTCCGTGTTGTGAAGGTAGCCGAGCTTCTGGTATACGCACGGCTTCGTAGGCGTCCGCCGGCTGAAGAAGATCCCGCCGACCACGTCGAGGTCATTCTCGTCCATGTCGGCGCTCAGCCTCTCCAGCATGTCCGGCTCGAACTCCATGTCGGAATCCAGCCAGAGGATCCGGTCAAAACCGCCCTCTATGGCATGCCTCGCCAGCGTGTTCCTGGCGTCGTAGATCAGAGAGGAGCTGATTATGGAAAATCCCACCTCGCCCACTCGTCTCATCTGTAACAGGGAAAGCATGAAACCGGTCTGCACCATGTCCATGCACGGGATCGCGATAAGGGTCTTCATAATCAGCATCCTCCTCAAGATTTTGATTACGAGGCCGTCTTACTTGACGATCTTCGCGAAGGCCTTGTCGGCGACGATGCCGAGGCCTACGAACTCGCGGCCGACGATCTTGACCAGGTCCTTCTCAGCCAGGGAGAGGTCGTCGAACTTGATGCCGATCTCTTCGCCGTTGGGGAAGTTGGCCTGAGCGCCGCGGCCGAAGTCACCGACAACAGCCCACGCGGTGTTGGTCGCCAGGGAGGCGGCATACGCGGGGAGGCTGGCGTCGAAGTGCACGGGGAGTCCCTCGAAGGGATCTACGGCGAAGTTGCCGGCGTACTGGGCGGCCTTGAACTGGGCCCAGGTGCCCTTGTTCATGACGATGACGGGGTTGGCCGCTTCGTCAGACAGGGAGCCGATGGCCTGAGCGACAACGCCCAGGGAGGGGGTGCCCTTCACGACGCCGATGGAGACGTGGTTCGTCGCGGCGGTGGTGCTCAGGGTGGTGATCTTGCCGATCAGGAGGGCCTGGGCCTTCTTGGCGATCTGGTAGGCCAGCTCGTCGTAGATGTAGTCCAGGAACTCCTCGCCGCCGAGGTCCATAGCCTCGTCGGAGATGGAGATCCACTTCTTGATGCTCTGGGGGGTCAGGGTGACCTTCCCGATGGTCAGGGACTCTTCAGCGACGGCGGAGGTGCCCTCGGTGTGCACGGTGGCGGCGGTGGCGCTGAGCTCGAAGCCCACGCTCAGGATGCCGCGGACGTAGGTCTTGCGGACCAGGTCGAGCAGGCCGTTGCGCTGCCAGGCGGTCTGGATCCGGCCTTCGACGTACTTGGGAACGGGGACGTAGCCGCCGGCGACCATCTCGGTCAGCAGGGCACGGCACTCGGCGTCGTTGTCGGTCTTCAGGTAGTTGGCATAGGCCACGTTGTACTCGTGGGTGCCACGGATTTCTTCGTTGGTCATGGTTTTCTGTTCCTTTCTGGTTTCTACGGTTTCGGTGGGGACGTTGTCCTCAGCGATGTCTCTGGCTTCCTGCTGACGTCTCTCTTCGATCTCCAGCAGCTCAGCCTTGCGGGCTTCGATCTCGGTCATCTCCGCAGACAGGGCTTCCAGATCCGCGTCTTCCGCGGTCATGGCCTGCTCGATCTCGGCGATCCTCATCTCC